CCGTAGATTGATTGGGACTACAGTGCCAGTTGAGCGTTTGCTGGGAACCTTTTCCAGCGGCGCTTCTACCTCTTTAACGAGGCAGCCTGGCGTAGTAGCGCGGAAGTACACTGAGCAGCCTGACGTTACCCAAGAAGCATGGGACATCGTGTGGCCCTTCCTTTACAGGGAGAGTCCACTTTGGCTATCCATAAATCCGAGGGTTTTAGAACCCCGGTTTGTGGACGGCAACGTCATGTTCTTCGTTCCGAAGAATAACGACATCGAGCGCGTGGCTTGTAAAGAGCCCGATCTCAATCTCTATCTTCAAAAAGCAACGGGTGATTTCATCCGCGGCCGCTTGAAGCGAGTTGGGATCAATCTCAACGATCAGTCAATCAACCAGAAATTGGCCCGTCAGGGTTCAATCGATGGAAGTTTGGCTACGTTGGATTTGTCGAGCGCGTCCGACAGCGTTACGACTCAGCTAGTCTGCAGGCTCTTGTCTGTGGATTGGTTCTCCTTTCTTGACGGTATACGGTGCAAACGCACCCGACTGCCTGATGGAACTCTTCACGAAAATGAGATGTTGTCCTCTATGGGCAACGGCTTCACGTTCGAATTGGAGTCTTTGATCTTCTACGCCCTCGTTAAGGCGATAGCAAGACTCAAAGGGGAGCACGGTGTCATCTCCGTTTATGGGGACGACATCATTGCACCTTCCTCTCTGGTCGGTGTAGTGAGGTGCCTGTTCAACTTTGTAGGTTTTACGCTTAACAGCGAGAAAACCTTCTCCCGGGGTAATTTCCGAGAGAGTTGCGGTGGGCACTACTATCGTGGGGTTGATGTCACTCCTTTCTACATAAAGTCCCCTATCACCACGTTACCGAGCCTTATCAAAACCCTTAACGCGCTTAGGCGCTGGGGCTCGAAAGGTTCGCCGTGGTGTAGGTCAGACTTGTGGGATATTTGGCAAAAGTACGCCAAATACGTGCCTGCATCACTGCATGGCGGGTACGATACCACGAGTATCGAGTCATTGGCCTCCCTACGTGGCCCTGGTAAGCTTCTTCGGAAGGTTACCAAGTCGCGTAGGCCGGCTGAACTCGACTCTGGGTTGTACCTTGAGTGGCAAAACAAGGCCGTCAATCGTCAGTGTGTGACAGAGAATCAATCCTCTGTCATGTACGAGACGAGTCGTTACGTGGTTATCAGACCACGTGCGGGCTTCGCCTTGAACTTCGGACTTTCGGCTCCTGTTTTTCCACAGGAG